CGCCCGTGTGGGCGATCCCGGAGTTCGTGGTAACACGAAGGAGTCACTTTATGCCTATTAAGACGATATCTAGTCCCGCGCATAGCGAGACTACGGCCACTTGGAAATGGCCTGATAGAGGAATCGACGTCCAGTACCCGAATGGCGTTGGCGCTTTCAGCGCCCGCATCGAGTACGACCCCGGTTCACAATATCATGACGGTCGTCTCAATTGGAAAAAGTGTAGCCAGCGTGTCGTCGCGGATCGGCAATGGACCCAAGGTTCGGCTTCGGCCGAAGCTTGGAACAACCAAAGCTATTCGTGGCGCTTCCCTGGGCCCTCCAAGCCCAGCGGACCGCTGCCCCTCGTTACTGATTCAATGCGAGATGAGGCAACCCAAAAGGTTGTATCTCAATTCGACTTGAATACCAGCGACGGGGTTCTGCTTTATTCAGGCATTCTACAGGCCGTCCCCCTTGTCGGGGGCGCTCTTAGGTTTGTCAGTATCATGAATAAAGTTGCGAGAAAACTCTCCCGAAATCTGAGACGACAACCGTTTTCGACGGTTGTCAAAACCGCTATATCCCTCGATTTTATCGACCGGTTTGTGGTATCGCCGACTATTGACGACGCGCGCAAGTTTCTTAACGCCCACAACTACGTTGTGAACGTTATGAACACTTTGCAATCGCGAAATCAAGAGCCGGTTGCCCTATCATCGGTTGTGAGGAATGTAGAGGATGGCTGGGAACAGCCATTCACTCAGAAGGATACGTCGCTCGGCAACTGTATAGCCACTGGTTTGGAGCGCTTCTCGCGAAGCGCTTCAGTCAAACTATGCACGCTGTGCAAGTTGGACTACAACCTCTCGGCTGTCGACCCTGTTAAGTTATGGGCCGCCAGAACGGGAATAACTCGTCCACTTGATTCTGTCTGGGACTTGGTCCCATTCAGTTTCGTCGTAGACTATTTTACTCGTGCAGGTGACTTCATTTCTGCCCTTTCTGACGAAATGTCTTCTCAAGATGGCCTTCGGGCCCGCTTGGGTAAGATATATGGTCAGTGGCGATGTGAAAGTCAGAATAACTGGGTGACTCGTACGTTTCAATCGTCGGAGCCATACTTCTGGACACCAAAGAGTTTCCAACCTTTGGGTCTAGAGAGGGTTTCCGCCGGAGAACGTACTTTTACTCGTTATCCTCTTGATCAGCACGAGCTGAATTACGGGCTTCTGTCGTTTGATTCTGACTTGATACATTGGAATCTGACGAACCGAAGAGCAGGGACCCTAGCAGAGCTGTTCATTCAAGCTAAGCTTTGAGTCCATCACCTTAATAACTAAGGAGAATGCCGTATGGCAACTCAGAACCTTGCCCTCGTGGGCGTGGCCAATAACACGGCCGCACTCGTTGCATACACTCATCGTGCGTGCAACGGGAACGATGTCCAATATGTTGGCGTCAACGCAGACGATTCTCTCGCTGCGCCGCGCATCATTGATGTTAAGCTGGATGTTAAAGCTCCGGGTGTGGTCGGAAACGACCGCATTACCGTCAGCATTAAACATACCGTGCTTGACACCGACAACCTTCCTCATACAGGAAGCGTTACGGCGACACTTAGCATGCCGCGAGTATCTCAGTGGACTGCAGAGCATACCAAAAGTATCCTCAAGCAGCTCGCTGATTACTTTGCGGGCGCTAGTGCCACCGTGTCTGGACAGACCGATACTTCGGGCTTTCCTGCGAAATGGGCGGAAGCGCTCATTCCGTAGTCTCTTATCAAGATGCTTCCACGAGTCGTGAGACTTGTGGTAGGCAGAAAGTATGAGTAGACTCTCCGAGGAGGTCTTCAATGATCAACTCGTACGATGAGATCGATTTGTTTAGATCTCTTCGCAAAACGCTGAGGCAGGACCTCGTGTCCTGTCATGGGTTTTCGAATCCCGATGCAGGTAAGATCCTTAACTGGTTCGATCCGGCTTCCGGTGAGTACTTGGAACACGTTGATTCATGGCAAAAGGCCCTTTGTGCAGGTGCGGTCTCCGACTGCATCCCACTTCCGGTCTTCCACCACAACGCGTTCGGCACCTACGATTTGTTCAGCGCGCCTATCCACCAAATTGGAGCAATCCATCAGGTGGCCAAGCTCGTGTACAAATGGCATGGTGTCCCTCGCAAGGAGACGAACATGAACGAAGTTGCTCAGCGACTTCGTGATCCCCTTCCTATAACGTTGGAACAGTTCGAGATAGATGGCATAAGGCAATGTCTCAAAGACATTGAGCCACCTGACTTGAACTGCGCTATAGGTCGATTCGGTCCCGGTTCCACTTATGAAGGCTTTAGAGCGGACGAGAAATGGCGTCGCATCGGGGGAATCCCCGATGTCCCACCATCCTTTTTTCGTCCGAGCCCACGCGACCCTTGGACCCCGTCGTTCTATATGGACGGGGAGACCAAGATCGCTGAGGTTCCGAAGTCGATTAAGTGTAATCGTATCGTGTCTAGCGAACCGGCGATGTACATGTACGCTCAACTCGCAGTTGCTGATGACCTGGTAGGTCAAATGCATATGCGGTTTTGCGGAAGTATATCGTTAAACGATCAGACACGACATAACGAAGCCCTTTATCGTGACGGGGCTTGTAGCATCGATCTTTCAGATGCTTCAGACCACGTTTCGGTGGACTTCGTACAAGCTGTGTTACCGCAACTCTGGCCAGTCCTGGCCAAGGTTAGGTCAACCCGATCCCGCTTCCCTGACGGTTCTACGATCGTGCTTGGCACTTTCGCGCCGATGGGGTCCGGGGTTTGCTTTCCCGTGCTTACCCTAGTGGTAGCCGGAATCTTCGAATACGCCAAACGCGTAGTCGAACGAGAGCGACATATCCGCTGTTGGTGGAAGGCATACGGGGACGATGGTATTGTCCCCGTCTGGATGTATGATATTGCTTGCGACTTGCTGGCTCGCGCCGGCTTAGTCGTTAACAAATCTAAATCCTGTTGTACCCTCCACTACGTGGAAAGCTGTGGCCTCGAACTTTTCGACGGATGCGACATAACACCGTGTTATGTCAGAGATCCGCTGGATCAAGTTGATGCAGCGAAGGTTGAGCAAATTGCTAGTCGTCTCGACCAGCGAGCTTTTCCTCACACTGCAAGAGCTATTGCAGATGCATCTTCAGCTGCTCGCAGCTTTAGATACAATAAAAATCTGCAACGGTTGGAGGTGTGCGTTCGCACTACTTCTGCACGGCAGAAAATCCGCAGCCTTGACGGCTGGGATGGACTGAACCGTTGGTTTTCCGTGGGGACCCAGGGTAACGCTTGGGACTCCCACCAACCAACCGGCGTGGCTCGTGAGGTATGGACGAAAACAGCTTGGAGATACAAATCCTGCTGGGATTATCCCTATCTTACCACTTGGTTGGTTACCAAGTCTAAGAGCTGAATAACCAGTGAATAGTACTCACTTAAAACACTCGCTCGCAGCGTAACTGCGTGGAGGTGGCTCAGGCATCGAAAGATGCATGAGGGCTTTCGACCAACCGCTTGGGTCATACCAAGTAGGTGGTGGAGGTTACTCCGCGGTCTCGAAAGAGAACCGGGGGTCCCTTCGGGGTGGGCACCTTAGCCGACCCCGTGGAAACGGCGTCGTGCTGGGCTAACGC